CACATTAAGCTCAAGCTCAATATTTCCCAACTGGCTCGAAACTTCCAAAGGCTTATTATCAGCAAATAGTGTACCAGTATTGGAATTAGGATTAATATTAGCTGTAATAGCAGGAGCCATCAGTACAGGAGTACCATAAGTAGCCCCATCTGAAGCATCACTTACCAATAAAGCATAATAAAGGTCTTCAAGACCTACTTTAGTTCCATCATAAGCCATGTTTCATTCCTCCTTTCATAATTAGTTTTAGTCATCTCCTGGGGTGACTATTCCCATATTAAATACAAATATATATCTTTCACTTTCATCTTTATTGAGCATATAAGGATAATTCCTTGCTTTTACTATTCCCCATCGGCTTACAGTAAAATCTATAACACGGATACCGGTTTCAGGACTATACACAGAATTGTATAATGCCACTATCTTAGCTTTTCCGTCTTCATGGTCTGTATTACGTACCCTTACCTGAACCGACCTATTTGCCACATTTGCCATAAATGCGGTCTCACCAAGATATTCCACAAGTGCCACACAATTATCAGGAGAATCCGGCATGGTATCCCTGAAAGCATCCGTACTATCTGCTGTAACCAATCCTTCGGCTATCCAGTAATTAACTATATCAAGAAGTAAATCTGCCATTACCAAGTCCTCCACATAGCATATATAGCTTCAAGTTCATATTTGAAATTTTGGTAAAATTCCGCTTTATGTGCTGTAACAGGGTCTTCAAGAAACTTATATTTACCATAAGGATGGTGAAACTCTGGAGTTTCATGCACTATAATGGCATACTCACTGGTCATCTGCCCAGAATAAGGGTTTTTCTTATCATTAGGTCCTCCATAACCGAGCTTTATAGATACCTCATTGCCTGTCACTTTTGGCTGTTCTATAAAAGCTGAACTCGCAAGTGCACCAGTTTCCCTCGGCACTTCCGATTGGCTTTGAGCCATTATATTTTTAGCAGTCTCTCTTAGTACCTTTTTACCGCCAGTTTTAAATCTGACATTAAGCTTACCAATGTCTGCAAATAACTTGCTGACAGATTTCTCGCTGAATTTTAACTGCATAAACCCTTTAGCCATTATAAATACACCACCACCAAATCTAAATCGCCATCTTCATCATAGAACTTATCAATGGATTTAACTTTCCTGTATCTGCCATCCAGATAGAACCTGTCACCAAAATCTATTGCTGCAACTGTCGAGTTTGCACCATTAAGATATATCTGCTGGTTAGAAACGACCTCTACACCCTTATCATTTGTGACCGTCACTATCGTACCATGAGTATAGCAGTCCAGTTCAACATCACTTGCGTAAGTAACCTTTCCTACCCCATCCATAGATAGTGCTTTACCATAGTTAATGGTTGTAAGCCATTCCGTAAAATAAGGCATTGTATTACCCATCTCTAACCTCCAGTTCTAGCTTTTATTCATTATCCATCATGCCAACTTCAAAATTAGGCTGTATCAGGTCACTATCATCTTCAAATGTATCCTTTTTAGCATCAGAGATACCTCCAACATAAGGATAGGCATATTTTATAGACCTCATTCGTAAGTCTTTAGCCTTGCTTCTGTAAGTTTGTGCCAACTCATTTAATTGTACCCTTAAAGGTCCCATAGAACGGTTGGCAGCACCACAATATCTCACCTGAAGTTGTTCACATAGACGTGCAGCAGCACCCAAGATAGAATGCTCTTGGTCATAAGCATACTGAATTTCAGCATCAGCAAACTTTGCTTGGGTGCTGTCAATGTCATATATTTCCCACCTTATCTGTTCAATTGTACTTGCATTGGGGTCTCCAGTCCAAGTAAAAGCCATTTTAAATCACAGCTCCTTTATACATAACCTCTTTATACATAATTCATCTAGTTTTACCTAATTTTGTTCATCATATTCCAATGTTCACTATTAATGAACACTGATTATGCTACTATATCCTTGAAGAATACACCTAAGTCAGCAGAAATAAGCTCTATATCATAAGCCATTTCTCCTTCTATCCTTGTAGTACCAACTCCTAAAGTATCCATAGGAAGCCTGTACATCCTGTTACCAAAGGCAGCAGAACCTTCAAGCCCTGTCCATGCGAAGATATATCCTGCGGACACTTTTCTAAGTCCTGGGGATTTCTCGGTATAGCAAAGCAAAGCATGTTTACCAGCTATGAAATCAGTATCCTCAGTTGCACCACTAGCAGCAGCGTTATAAACGGCAGATGCTACAAGCACCCTTTCCACATCAAGTATCTGAGCTAACAGGCTTGGTGTAGGAATAGCTGCACCCTGTGTATACCTCAATAAGTTCCTAATTTCAGCATTATCCCTTAAAGCCATATATGTATATGGTCCAAGTACCAGTGTATTAGGTTTCTTAGCAGTCATAGCCTGTACTGCTATCTGAGATTCTCCTATATCTTCTATAGGAGTAGAACCAGACGAACTCCAGTATACTTTCTCTGTAGCCGATTCAGCAGCCGCACCTGCATATTCAGTAGTCCAGATGCCTGTTCTGAAGAACCTAGTCTGGAAATCTATCTCCCTCTTTATCAGTAACTTCTGGGATACATACTCAGTAGCATCGATATCCGGTTGCAGAGGATTATCAGAATTAGCCCTTTCTGTAGGATATACATCCTTGTGGAATGCATATATATTACAGAAATATGGACTATTGGAGATATTGTAACCTCCACCCTTGGATTCTGCTCCATATACCCTGACATCGGCTTCATTCCTTAAGAAATCAGCCCTTGAATAAATAAAATATAAGTCTCCCTGTTTCTTTACAGGAACAATCGGGAAAACTTTATCAGCAATAAATACCTCATCGCTTTGCATATAGGCTACGCTCATATCTGTTAAAGGCGCATCTATATGTATATCACCATAAATAGGATTACCCATTATTTTTCACTCTCCTTTCTATAATTTAATTAACTGTCTCTACAAATTTTTAAACTAAATAATTGACCACTACCTCCACATGCATTGACAGCAACACCTGCAAGTGCACCGGTAGTCTGAGTTACGAACGTACCTCCTGCTCCAACCTGAACCTTAGCCCCAGCATTTATAGCTGCCCCGCCTTTAGCCTTGGTAATACCTTCAAGAGCTACCTCACAGGTAATACCTGCTGTATCGGGAGCATCCTGTAATACACCGAGCATAAAGTCGCCAGCATCGGAGGCAAGAATTATCTCTTCATCCGAATTCATCTCAACAGGGCAATATTGGTAATCCGACAAGTCGCAATCAACAACAAATGCCTGTTTGACCAAATCCGCTTCATAAGCCATACTCATTTATAAACACCTCCTTTATTCTTCCATATATTTTTGATGGAGCTTAGGCTCACTCTTGAAAATCTGAGACCTCGCTTGCTCTATAGTAAGCTTGTCATTCTTTTCCATAAGTGCCTTCGCTTTTTCTTCTACTTCATCTTTTGCAGATTTTTCTACAGGGTCTTCACTATTACCAATAGATTTCATTAATTTATTGTCTTTTAGTGCTTCATTAACCGCACCAAGAATACCCTGCATTTTTTCCATAACTTCCTTATTGGAATCCACCGCAGTAAAGATTTCGACCAAATCCTCCTGTGTAGCACCAATATTGCCATATTTATCCGCTTCCTTTTTTAACTCCTCTTTTCTGAGCTTTTCCTGCTCTTCCTTTTTCTCTTTCTCTAACTTTTCTGCTTTTTCCTTTTCTACCCTTGCTTCCTCCTGAGCTTTCTTTAACATCTCAACTATCTTGGGGTCAGCAGATTTAAGCAGTTCCTCGTCAGAGGAATGACCATCGTCAGCAGGTGGGTCTGCTTCTTTCTTGATTTCCACTTCTTTCTTTAACTTATCGACCTCCTCTGAAAGGTCCTTGTTAGAAGCTTCCAAATCAGGAATCTTATCCAATTCAGCCTTAATGACTTTCATGTCTTCCTCTGGAAGTCCCTTAAGTATTTCCTCTAAAGTCATATTCTCAACACCTCCTTCTTTACTTTTCTTATCCTCTGCACTTTTAAACAGAAGAATTTCCGCTCCTGGGTTGTCACCTGAATCTACAACCGAGGTAAATTTTATAAAAAATTGTTTTAAACTTTTCCTAGCTTTATCTAATTTACTCATCCTCTTCCACCTCCTCAATATCTACTAGTTCTTTTATGGCACTACCATACAAACTGAACATAGGTGCCTTCATTTTCATAATTTCATTCCAATCTTCTTCTTTCGGAAAAAAATAACCCTGCCATACTCCGAGTGGGACAACCCCATCCGGTATCCCCATAGCTTTTTGTTTTTCCTTAGTCATTACAACGCTTTCTATCAGCAAACCTTTAGCCACACAATTATGCCTTATGTCTGCCTGCCTATAGGCTATATTAAAGAGATAAGTAGCCATCTCCAAATCTTCAAAATTTTCCTCTTTTAAGAACTCCCCAGAATGGTCATATATTTGCTTACCATCTTTATCTTTTGCCATGTAAGCCCAACCAAAGAGGCAACGGTTGGATTCGTCTTTTATCATAGGTTCGAATTTTTCTACTGCCGATTCTACTTTTTTATGGAATCTAACACTTAATACAGTTATATTTTCCTTCTCTATAACATACTCAGCTTCAATACCTTCATCAAAATCCCAATCGTAGTTTATCTTATTTTCTTGTCGTAATGCCTCGTAGTTACTTTTATCCGTTTGATAGAAAATATAATCCCTCTGTGTATCCTCAAAGATATCTCCTATTAAATTATGGTCGTTTAACCATTGCAAGGCTTCATCTTTAGACCACGTTTTTGGTTCATCAATTGTAAGTTCTGCAATATCTGCTTTAGATAATTTCAATTTCTCCCCAGAATTTTGGGCAATCGCCGCCCCCTGAAGTATTGCCTTACGCTTTGCACCTTCACCAACGTAACATTTGCCTGAATCTCCATACTTCCAGCCAGATTTTCCATCAACCTCGCATTGTTTTAACGGCATAGCTATTCACCCCTTTCATATTTTTTCTTACTATTGGCCATTCCAATAAATATAACTAACTCCTTCACCATTGACATCAGAATCAATATAGATATCAGTCTGACCCATTTCTATAACAATGGTTACTTCTTCACCTGCTGCCAGAATAAATCCATCGGCGCTATCTACAGTGGATGTACCAACATAGATATTACCAGTGTTAGTTGCCAGAGCCTTAATTGTAATCCTGGTTGACATCTCGCCCATAGTTATAAGTAATTCAGCCGTTCCCGCAGCAGTTACGGTTGCCTGACCTGTCTTAATTTCATTATCACTCATAAATTATGCTCCTTTCATAAAAAATATCTTAAATGGGTTTTTAGCCCTGTTTGTAATTGCCACATCCCCTGCATACAGATAAAATATTGTGTCCGCAACAACTGGAAATACAACAGCCCAATTAGTCTCCTTATAACACAAATTACCAACGTGTGAAGGTGTTGTAGTATCCACTCCAGCCTGTATCCTATTGCTGTTACCATTGTTTACTGTATATTCAAACGCCAATACATAAGGAACTTTGTCACTTGGCGTAAACTGCTCTGCACCGCTAAAGTTAAACCTTACCAGATTAAACCCCTCGGCAATACTACTGGCAACAACTGGATTCGATGCACCAAGTGAACTTCCTGTAGCCCTTCCATTAACACCCCATGTACCAGTATGTGCATAATTCTTTGCATAACAAACCCCTGATAAAGTTCCAAGTCTTGACAGATAAAATCTGCAACTTGTTATTTTCTTTCCTTCTGTCAGGACAAATGATTGTCCTATTGCCTTCCAGTGAGAGCTATATCCTGAAATACCATAAGATACACCTGAGTAATTTGATTCTGCATAGCTATCTATTATGTCCGCCATTATTTATTTCTCCTGAATAATTTATCAAAGAGCTTTTTTATTCCCGCTTCTTCATAAGTCTCATTAAATTCATCTTTATCATCGGTCTCATGCTCTTTCGTCTTTCTCGGAGGCAGGGGTTTCGTGCTTAATTTATTCTGCTCCGTCTGCTCTGCCTGTTCCAGTTCTTTTTTCTTTTCCTCTTTGGCTGCTTCAAGCTCCTTTTTTTCTTTTTCGCTTAAATTTGGTAGCCCCAGACATTCCCTGATATATTTTTCCGTCTTTTCATTCGGGAAGAACATCATACCCATTTCCTCAAACTTCTGCATAGAATCAGCAAGCTTTGATGTATCAGGAGTTTCAATTTCCCCCCTTATTACCCTCGGAAATTCTGTATAACCAGTAAAAGTATTTAACTTTATAAGCCTCGGTATAGCTACGGTGTTTATGACGTTTAAAATATTATCGGCATGAGCTTCCATGCTTGCCGCAAGAAGGTTTTTCTTTTCCTTGGCAAGTGCAAAGCTTCCTGAAGTCTGGTGTCCCATTAAAATTAAGTCAGCCAGAAGTGTCATAGCTATTCTCTGGTCCCACCTGTCAATTATCTTGCTGGTATCAAACTGCCTCTGCCCTTTAGAACCCTGCAATTCAAACTCGTAATTATCAGGAATCAGTACGCCTTCATTTTTATCACGTCTTATGTTTGATATTAACTTTTCAAGGTACGTCTTAAGTGTTACAGCATCAGGGTCATCAGCATTAAAGAGATTTAGTTCGGCTGGCACTTTCATCACTGGTAGCCCAGCTAAGTCCCTTTCTATACCAATACCCTCAAGTTCTTCTATTTTTTTCTTGAAGTGATATGGTCTGTAAGCATTCCTTAAGAGGCTCACACCTTCCGGTGAATTCCTGTATGATTTAGTCCTGAACAGTAGTGACTTTTCATAAGGTATTATAACTACTTCCCTGCTATTAGCAGACCTTTGTTCCATTCCTATCAGTTCATCTGGGTTATTATCGGCATAAATCCACCTACTCCAGCTATTCTGGCTTCTTATCGGTAGTTTCGCCCATCCAATCCTTCCATCCGGATATTTCGAGTTATTATCGGTTCTTATCTTATATATAATTTCATGCCATGACCAACCGTAAGGAAACATCGATAATACCTCTACAATGAAATCAAGCCATGAATGCTCCATATCATGCATACACTGTGTGACAAATTCAGCCATCTTTTTATCAACACGCTTGTCCCCACCTGCCTCAACACTGTAAGGTAGCTTTCTCATCATGGATTCTATAAGCAGAAGTATTCCACCAATTGTAGCATCGTTTGAAGACATCTCCTTATAAATTTTAAGACATTGCGGCATACGAAGATTAGAGATGAACTCCTCCATTATGTAACCGCCGTAACGCTCAAGCCCAATAGTACCTATTGGGGCATAACTGCGTTTTTCCATCTTTTCAAAACTTTCTTCTATATTTCTATCCATAATTTTTTAAATCCATTAAAGCAAATATTTGCCTATTACACCTCCTATTATGATGCTGAAAACCGATATACTTGCCGCAATACCATAAGTCTTGACTTTAATATTATTTATTGCATTGCTATTTTCCGCTATTTTTGTGCCGAAACCCTTTCTGGTTTCTGAGCATGTATCCACCATGCCATCCATTTTGGTCATAAGGGTTGCCAGAGTGGTATTGATACCACTGAACTTGTCATCAAGTTTATCCTGTAGCGTATTAAATAATTGATATACTTCCCTTATTTTGGCTTTTCCATTTTCATTATCCTCCGCTTGTTTTGCCACTGCCCTCCTTTTTTTAAACTCCTGCCCAATAACTGTCACTTTCTTGTCCTACTGCTGTAGGTATCACCGAGTAAGATGCATAATTGTGCAGTTTATCAAAAGCACCACTAAATGCATCTACCTGGTCTTTTAGTTTTATTTCAGGGAAAAATTCCATTTCATCCAAAAATGCCTCATTCCATATCCCTTTGAGCAATTTTATCTTGCCTGCTCCGGCTGTTGCTGCAACCCTATTTGCCCTGAGTACTTTAGAACCCGTCTCTTTCTGTCCCCTGAATGAATACCCCTGTAATGTTTTCCTGTAATAATTGATGGTATTTATTCCTGCTGAACCTGGCTCCTGTTCCATCCAGATATCAACATTTTTACCATCATTTTTGGCTACCTCTTTTATTTTTGCCTCAACATCGTCAGGAGTTTTCTGGAAACGCTGCACATCTTCAATTACATATAAATCCTCATTATTTAAATCCTTATATCTTGCCATCCTGAGCCCCACTGTATATGCCGGTTCATACCCATAAGCCTTTGAAACGGTAGCATCTGTTGCTGCAAGGTCCCAATAACGTACTCTTGGTACAAACCTGCTTTTGGTTTCGGGTAAGACATCCAGTATCTCAAACCACTCACGTTTGAATATCTGCCCCCCACCTGACATACTCCAATCACCATTCAGTAGCCTTGCCCGTTCTAGAGGATTTAACTCATTAAGGTTTTCTAAATAACCGACTGTATCCAGATATTTATTATCATACATACTGGCCGGAATGAATATCCTATCCTTGACCTTATGGTCTTCTATAAATCTTTTTTTGACCCAAAGATGGCCGGATGCGCCTGGATTTGAGGCACTTCTCATCCGTAAAGGTATATTATGCTTTTCCGCTTCCTTGGTACGTCTTAGCCTCGAAAACAGGTATAAATAGTCATCCTGCTCAAAATGGGTCAGTTCATCAAAACCTATATATTGGTAACTACTCGACTGATATCTATATTTGTCGTTTGAGTTTTCCAAATAACCAAAAGTCAGTGTAGCCCCAGAAGGATAAAATGTATAGGTTTTCTTATGCTCACTCCAATGTACCCTTTTAGAAGCTTTGAACTTATATAACCACTCGTGAGCCACAAACATTAAGCTGCCTGGAAGAGTTAATTCACTGAAAGTTCTTCTGAAAAGTATTGCGTTATAACCAGGAATATCAACATATTGAAGTGCGCCCATAAGCAGTGCGATGCTTTTTCCGCCCCCGCAGCTTCCACCGTAAAATACTTCCCTCACATTATCCAATAGCAGAAAAGCACTCTGCTTGGCTGTTGGAGTACATGGGATAAATTCCGTTAACTT